GCTAAAATAGTTTCAGCATTTAAAGTTTGTCCAGGCTTTATCTTTAATAAACTTTCCTTTAGGTCCTTAGAATTAACCTGAAGTAATTGAGCCATTTCTCTTGTAGCTTCATTAGTCTGAACACCTCTTTTTTGTTTATCAATAGAAGATTTAAACTGAACAGATACTTCATCAATAAACTTTAAAATATCATCTCTAGTCTCAAACTTATTAATATTAAAATCTATTAACTTATTAGGTTTAATCTTATTCTCTTTTGTAAAGAGCATCTTCTCAGCTTTATCAACTGATACTTTAGGTGGTGTTTTTAAATTCTTTTCTTTTAAGCTTTGCTCTACACTAAGCTCTTGATTTCTAATACTATCTGCTTCTGTTTCAGGTTCTTTTTTCTTTTTTAATTTTGGTCCTTTTACCTTTTCATCGATAATCTTTTGAGCTTTAGGTAGTAGCTCTTTTGTAAATTCTTTACCTATAGTTCTTATAGCCATTAATCGTACCTTTTGAATTTTTGTGAAAATTTTTAGAAATATTTGAGGATAATCAATATTTACTAATTTTCTGTTAGATTTGAAATAGTATTGTTCCTATCACTATCTAGGATAGCATTTGATCCTATAGCTGCTCCTGATCCTATTCCGAAAATATTAAATAGAGCTTGTCCGTCTTGCTGTACTGATTTCTTCATCTCATCAGTAAGCTGAATAATTGTATAAGGAATTTCTGTAGAGCTTCCTGGTTTTAATAAATTTCCATCTGGATTACCTGGTCTTTTAACAACTGCTTCTTTAGATCCTTGCCAAACATCATCATAAACTTCAGCATTCCATTTCTTGCCATACTTTTTAATAAAGCTTGGAATTGTTTTATTATACAAAGCATCTTTACCTTCTCCACCAAATTCAAAATCATCAATTAAATCAATAACAGTATCGTATTCATCGTAATCATCTTGAGTAAATTTTCTTGCTTCTTTTAAAATCTTTTCAAAATTCTCTTTACCAAATTTCTTTTCAGCATCAGCAAATGTAAATTGATCAGATATTTGTAAAATTCCACTATCTATATCGTAACCATCAATGCCTATTAGTTTACGCTTTTCATCAAAAGATCCAATCTGAACACTCTCAACTCTACTTGTTAAATTATATCTATCTTGAATTACTCTAGCTTTAGGTACTGCTACAGCATCAAAATTATTATCTGCTGCATATCTAATTAATCTTTTAGTTACTAACTCATACCAGTTATTTTTAAATGGAAAATCAGCAGATCCGTATTGTTTCATATCGGTAACTAAATCAGATTGCATTTCTTCTACAGCTAAAATCTTTTGACCTTCAAGATTTCTTGTTTTAAATCTTACATGAGCAAATTCGTTTTTAGTTCCAAAATGAACTTCTGGAGAAGTATAATCTACAGACTTTTTAGTTCTTACTGCTGGACCACCTGACTGTGATTTAAGGAAATCAGGTATTTCAATTGGATACTTTTTATCGCCTTTAAGTTTAAAGATTAACTCTTTGTAATCTTCTCCACCAGGCTCATTATATTTTGTACTGTCAAATTTAGGTTTTGTTTCATCAAAAGTTCTATTAAAATCTCTTAGTTCTTTACTTACATAAAATTTTTTTAATTCTAAAGGATCAAATTCAAATCTTTGATTTCTTGAAAATCCTTCTCGAAGAAGTCTATCTGTTTCAGCTACACTAATTGGACCAATTCTTGACAATGGTTGTCCATCTCTATTTAGATAATTAAATACAATTTTGTCATCATACATATAATTTCTAAAAAGTTTTTCTTCAGGAACATCATTTAATAAATTTTTAAGTGTTCTATAATCTGATTGTTTATCTATTTTTGCAAAATTATCTTTATCAATATCTCTAAATTGCATACTGAAAAAATCCATATCATTAGTTACTAATGCTTCTGGATTTTCTTTTTTATATTTTTCTATAGTATCATCAAGCTCAAGCATTTTACTTTCTAATCTAAGTTCCGCTTCGCCTTCTGCTGCTGTTATTTTTCTAGGTCTTTGTATTTCAGAAACATCTAAACTATTATTTTCTAAATATTCTTTTACTTCATCTTTCGTAACGGTTTTCTTTTTTTTAAGAAAATCATCAAGACCTGACCATTTTAATTCTTGTTGTTTTAATCCTGGAGTATTTTTTAAGGTATTAAATATTTGTTCTCCAGATCCTTTGTTTGGTAAATTCTTTGCAGTTTCTTTTAAAATAGATTTAAATACTGGAACTAAGCTAGATGTTTTTTCGAAACCATATTCATTAACAGTACCTGGTATTATTTCGTCATCGTTAAAATTTGGATTTTTTTTTTCCTCACTAGGCTCAATGTTTGGCATAGTATCAGTAGTTGCTTGATTAGGATCATCTACGAATTGCTCTACAACAGCAGCAGATCCAGCAGATCCACCTAAAGCAATATCGGCTTGTTTAAGTCTATCTTTATTCATTGTTTTGTAGCTTTTAGCTAAACCCAAAACATCATCAAAAATCTTACCGAATGCACCAAACTCTATCGCCTGGACAGCTTTATCGTACATTTCTTCTATTGGAGTATCTTCAGCTACACCGATAAAAGACTTTAGATTTCTCATTGAATTACTATCAACAAAAAAGCTCTCTTTTTTATCAAATGCTAAAGCACCACCCAAAGCAAAAGCTAGTGGTAGTCTCCACATTTTAGGTAATCCAGCCTTCTCAAGTTTTTTATAAATTGGATATGTGTACATCGCATCTTGTCCAGCTGCACCGATCATCTTAGTTACAAATGGACTATCCTCTTGAGCATTGTCTAAATCGGATTTTATCTTTTCAAACTTTTGATTAAGTTGATCTGTAGCATTTGGACCAAACAATTCTTCTGTTAAACCAATAGCTCCAGCAAAATTATTTACAAACTGTAATCCGTTAGTTCCACCTCTAAGACCACTAATTAAAGTATCTCTTGGTATATCCAACATAAAATCAGCAACATCTTTTAAGAATATTTTATTTTCTTCGTCAGATAATTTCTGATCTTTATTAAATACTATTTCTCCAGCATCAGGATCTTTATCAATACCTTCTATCTCTGCAGTATCAATATTGTTTTCTTTTAATAATTTATATTCTTTACTATTGTAAACGTCATCTTGTTTAACTTGGTTAAGATATAAATCGTAAGTATTAAATTCTTCCATTATTTTTTAACCTTTTTTGGTAAAAATTCTTTTCCTAAAGCTAGATCTTCATTTTTCATAATTATTAATCTAGTATCGTAAGTATCTTCGATAACATCTATTTTTTTAAGATCATCTTTGTAAGTTTCAATATCTTTGTTATCTTTAAAAGCCAAAGCAACTGCTTTCCTTAAATCATTGAAAGCATCTTTTGGATGAGCTTCAAAATTCTTTTTAAAATTATTTATAGATATAGATTTAGGTTGTTCTAAATCTTGTAGCTCAGGTAATTCATCTTTACCTAATTTTTTGATAACTTCTGCGTAAGCTTGTTCTGGTGTAAAATTTTTATTTAAAGTTAAATCATCATACTCATTAACTCTAGCTTCAGCTTTAACTAAATAACCATAGTCTGTTGATTGAGCGTTATTAAATAAATTTAAACCTTTGCTAGTTTTCAATATTCTTTTAGAACCTATATCTAATAATTCTCTAAACTTTTTATCTTCAGTTCCAAACGTAGTGTCTTTTTTATATTTTTCAGCTAACTTGTTATATTTGATAATACTTTTAGGAGTTAAGCCTTGCATAATATCTTTATTAAGATTTACATCTTCTTGAAGGCTATCAATTTTTTCAACACTATCAGCTAAAGCAAACGAAGCATTTACAATTTGTAATATAGCTGGATCATCTAATGTTTTATCATTAGCTTTAAATCTTAGTAGTTGTTCATATTGTGAAGAGTTAATAGCTCCACTTTGTCTTAGATCATAAAGATCATCTAATGTCGGATTTCTTGATAAATTTTCATCTGTAGCATTTAATCTAGCATCATTGATTGCAAGTAATGCTGTTGTAAATGTTTCGATTTTGAATTGTTTATCCTTCTTTTCAGCAAAGATAATATCTTCTTCAGACTTAATTTGTCTTGATATGTCACCATTTCTAATCTTATTAATAACTGCTTTTTGGCTTTTTAACGGTAAAGCCTCAGTTATTGCTTTTCTTTGCTCATTATCTAAAAGATTAACTTGTCCTCTATTACCGCCTTCAATTAATGATAATTCGATAATCTCAAGATCTTTTTCTTGTTTTAATTTTTCTAAACCTTCAGCACCGTAATATTCTAAATTTAAAGGATCTGTCCAAAAGCTTTTATATTCTCTATTAGCTAATAAACCATTTTTACCACCAGCAACTTTATCTAATACCAGCTGATTTAATTTTTTATCTTTTCTAACTTTAGTAACTGATTGATGACGTTCAGTTACTTTACCTAAAAGATCTAATGAGTATTTTCTTTGAAAATCATTAACATATTTTCTTACTTCTTTTTTAACTCTTTTGTTAGAACCTAAATCTTTAAAGTTTTTTTCGTAACTTACTTCATCATTAAAACCTTCTAAGGCTAATTCTAAATTACTTCCTGATTTATATTTATTATATTTTTTAATTAGATCTATTGATAAATCATCTGCAATAGATTGAGCTTCGTTTAGGTCCTCTTCTTTTTTCTGTGCAGCATAAAGAGTTGTAACTCCATCTGAGAAAGCTTTGAAACCTTGAGCTTGTTGATTAGCAAGTGATAAAGGTAATGCTAAGGCGGATGTTCTTGGAACATTACCAGTATTTACTTTACCTTGTACTTGTTCAATTTTTAAAATAGCCATTATTAAGCTCCTGGTGTGTAACCTAATTTATTAGCATCACTTAACAAAGATCCAACAGCTGCAAACTTTTGAGATCTTGCTGTCATTTGACCAGCGTATTCTTGACCTTGAGCTTTTGCATCTAGCAATATGGATTGATTAAGTTGATCGTTATAATCCATCTCATCATTATAATCAGCAAGAACAACATTAAATGCTGCATTAACATTATTTTCTAACATAACATCATAAGGCGTAGTACCTTCTCTAAACTCTGCGCCACTTCTTAAAACATTTACAAATAGGTTGTCTTTAGTTTTCTCTTGGTTTTTTAAAAGTAATGGCTTCGTAACATCTTTATAAAATTTTTTATTAACTTCTGATTTAGCTACAATAAAATCTTTCTCCATTCTAGTGACACTAGCGTTGTATGCTGAAATTCTTTTAGCTGATTGTGCTGCTGCGATGTTACCTAATGCGCTCATAATATTTTGCCATTCTCCAATAATTAGTTTGATCTAATCCGTAATACTTCATTAGACCTTCTTTTTGTAAACCAAGCCATTGAGCAAATCTAACACCAGTTAGGAACTCCTCTTTGACTGCAGTTTGTAATCTTATAATTTTGTTATTTGTGCATAGATAATCCAGTCTTTTTCTGATCAAAGATGCAGCTTTAATTTTGTAATCGTTAATATGTTTTGATGATAAAACCCAACCTTCAGCAACACCTTCCCACATTGGAACTATGCCACCTGATACAATCGGTGTTTGATCTAAAAATAACGTAAATGATAAACCTGGAATAGCCATATCTAGTCTATTGTTGGTATAACTAGCGTCTATTTCCATGAGCTTATCGTTCATGCCAAATTCTATGATTTCATCTCCATGCTCCATTTCATATGGAACAACAGTAAATTTAGCCATCGCTTGTAACGAGCGTTGGATATATGGCAAGAATACTAGCTGGTAGCGGTTGATCTTGCTTTATGAATATATGTCCATCACTATTGTAATCATCGTTAAATTCTATCTCTTTATCTCCTTCAATTAATGTATCTACTGGAGATGATAAATTACTAGATGTTGTTCTAAAAGGTATTGTCTCTAAGTTAGATAAACTTGGTCCAACTTTAACACCAACAGTTTCAAACAATCTTAAAACAACTTTTGAAATTCTTTTTATTTTACCTTGAGAAGTTCCTTCTAATGAACCACCTTCAATTCTCATTGTTTGTAAAATACTATCGTAAGATAAACCTACACATGCCTTAGTAACTGATCTATCCAATGTAATTGCACCTGAGCTTACAACTTTGTTTGCATGAACAGATCCATCAGCCAGGATAGATACTGTTTGTCCTTCAAGATGACTTAATCCAGATAATGTTGTTGTTGCAGATCCAGAATAACTTAAATGACTATCTAAAAATTTAAACACTGTTGCATCTGTTTCATCAAAATCGAAATCTGAAAAACATTCTACATATCTTTTAGTTGCACCGTTGATAGTTCTTTTAACAATACACCATAATTCATCTTCATTTAAAACACCTGAAATACTAGCCACACTTTCAACAACAGAATTTCCTGATCCAAAAGATCCACCTAATATATGTCTGTGCCAACTAACAACTGCTTCTGATCTTTGATATGTAAGCGCTGCTAATTGTCCATCTTCTCTTACACACCATAAAATATTATCAGGCTCTTGTTGCCATTCCATTTGAATAATACCGCTTTCGGTAACTGCATCATTTAGAATTGTAAGATCTGGTGCAACATAACTATCACTATCAAAGTTATAAGCCAGTTCTCTAATTTTTCTTTTTGCTTTTTGTAAAAACAATATGGCATTTCCAGCAGCAACAGCATCTACATTAGCGGAGCCATAAGAACTTTGTTTTTTAATTGTTACATTAGTTGGAGTAATACTTGCATCAGTACCATCTGCTGAAACTGTAAATTCACCTCCAGTAGTACCAACAACAAGTGTTCTTTGTGCTTTTAAATATTTAATAGCATTAACTTGATTTGATGCGATTGTATAAATCATAGCATCATCTGCATTAGTTCCAGTTGTAAAGTTTTCATAATTACCAGATTTAGAAAACCAAATCGTTTGTGGATTATTATTTGTTCCAGCAAACGCTAATCTTTGTTCATAAAAACTTACAGAGCTTGGTCTATTGTTAGCTCCAGCAATAGGTAGTGATGGAGATCCAGAAAATGATACTGTTGCTAAGGACCAAGAAGTATGTCCAGTTCTGCTAAGCTTACGGACATCATGATTTGGATGACAAATGTACATAACGTCAGCAGATTGTGCGAACTTAATATCAAATAGTTCTGCAGTTAAATATGGTGTTGCTATTTCATAAGCTGATCCACCAGATAAGATCTGTCCTTTATCCTTATAAAACCTAATATATTGATTACCAAATTCTAAAATATAAGTTTGAGTAGTTGAAAATTCAAAAGGAATTAATCTAGTTTTAGCAGCAGAAGATTTTACTTCAGCAATAAACTGGGTACCCACTCTTCTAGTTGCAGCACCTTGAGGATGAACTAAAAAGTTCTCCATTGTTTTTGCTGCTGAATTATATTTCTCAAAATCTGTTCGACCAGTAAGTTTGTTTCCAAACTCTCCTGATACAAAAGATGTTAATGCTAAAGTTGTTCTAGCCATTATAACCTTGCGTCAGTAAATTCGTTACTCTCTATAGTTCCTAAACTGTTTTCTGTTGCATCTATAAATCTTGCTTCTCTTAATCTTTCATCCGCTCTAGTCATGTAATTATTTGCAAGTGTTGCATTGTTTGTAATTGCATAACAAAGATCAGCTGCAAGTTGATGAGATATACTTTCTTGAAGATAACTATCGTATTCGTTTGGATCAGTTACTTTAGCAATATAAATTAAATATATTGTACCTTCGTCTGTTACAATATTTTTACCTTCTAGTTTATAATCAATAGCTGAAACTATACTGTCTGTTGCTCCATTATGTACTTTTAAAACTCTTAAACAATCAGAAGGTAAAGCGTAAGCGTTAGCATAGCCTATAACTGGAGTTGTAGTGTTTTGAGCTAATTGAACTCTTTTATGCAAACAGTTCCAAGCATGAGATCTAAACACTCTATTTCTTACGTTTTCATATCTTTGATTACATAATCTGGCATTTTTACTATCGTCAGTTAATGCTGAGATTGTTGATGCTCCTAATAAGTTAAGAGCTGAGTTACACATATCTACTACTGATGCCATTAAATATTCTCCACTTTAATTTCTTTACAATCAAACTTGATTGCTAATTTATTTTTATTAATTTCTTCTTGTTCTAAACTTTTTAAAGTTTTATGTGATTGTAAGTAACCTTCTAAAATACATTGATCGTAAGTATTAAATTCTATTCCTAAAATATGTCCAGGCATACATTGAGGAGGAGATGTTGAAAAAGAACACATGTATAAAATTATAATATATTTCATTTTAACATTTCCATCTTCTTCTTGATTGTCTGATCCTTGAGTTTGGATTATTTTTAGTTTTTGCAGAAGATCTCTTCAGTTGACCTAAAGATCTAGCGCAATATGATTTTCTTCTTTTAGCAGCAGCTGATCCTTTTTTAACTTTACCAGTTACTGCGGTTTTTAATTTTGATCCTGGATTA